AATGTCCATATCTCTCTCTTAGGGTTTGTAGTACTATAGATTCTGTTCTTCTGGCTTCCCGCCGATTTTGAAAATACCAATAGCAAACCAATTCCCATCCCTTGGTCCTATGTTGGCGAAACCTTTTACCTGTGATATCCCCCACACCTATCTTTATGGCATTGTATTCTTTGTGGTAAACAATATATAAGATGGTTGGGGACATAGGCATATTATAGGCTATTAAACCATATTGCTCGTTTAGAGCATATGAAGGTTTGTTATTCTATTTTCCGCCGAACTTTAAATAAAATGTGCATTAATGTTTGAATTTTATATAGTGTATAATAGAGATATGAATAATGATAACGGTGTAGAACAAGGGCTTGAGGAATATTATGACTTTAAGTCAATAAAATCAAATGTAGAAGGTCTTACTATAAATGGTAAGATTGTAGGACAAGATCCATCTAATTTTGAAAGATCTGAACTATACAAAAAAAACTTTGAAAAAATGGGCAACAGTAAAGAAAATATTAAAATAATAGAAAATTTTATTTCTGATGCAGAATGTGATGTTTTAGTTACCCTTACTAAAAGAACTAAGCCAAAAGAATTTCCAGTTCAATGGGATCACAACTTTAAACCTGTTGTTATAAGAAAAACATATGTAGATCTGCCAATAAGAATATATGTTCCAATAGTTCAAGAGGCATTAGAAGGAACATATGAATTTCCAGTAATTAATAGAAGCGTCTCAATTGCCAGATGGGATGCTGGAGACAAATTAGACCTCCATGTAGATGACCTTGGTACGACTAATTATAATCATATGGCTACATTAATATATTTAAATGATGATTATGAGGGCGGAGAGATAGTATTTCCAACACACGACTTTTCTTATAGACCAAAAATGGGAGATTTGATAATGTTTCCTGGAAATATGCACTATGCCCATGAAGTCAAAACCATTACATCTGGGTCACGATATAGCATGCCTATGTGGTTTGAGTTTGCCTAATTTTAAGCCTATTTTATAGATATAAAAGTACTATATAATGGGTTTGCCATGTTATCTCTTGAGTCCAAGATAGATTCTATTGTTGATATTATTCATGATCAACTTAAAGGAAAGCACAAAGATAGGTTGGCTAAAGAATTGGCAGAAGAAATATTAGATGCTATAGAAGATGAAAGTCCCACTTGGTATGAACATGGATAAAGAACAAATAAAATATCTTTGCTATAGTTGCGGTGTTATTTTTATGATAGACATTGATGTAAAGGACAAATGGGAACATTGTCCAACATGCTATAATAAATAAATGGAACCAACAAAATGCTATTACTGTGAAGAAGAGGCAAAGTATACTCAGCCAGGTAAAACCACAGGCAAAATCATTGATGTATGTGAGAAGCATTTTGACTTTAAGCATTGGGGATAGGAGATAATATGAATACGGAAGAATGGTCAAGAGAGACTAAGCAGAAGGTTGTTATATCTGCTATGGTTATTCTTGCAGCATTGGCATTCTTTGCCCTTATCTAATGAAACAGTCTAACGCCAATAAGTCAGAAACTCAGCGTAAGAGGGCTGAGAAAAACAAGAATCGTATATCTGACAAACCACATCTATCTAAGCATGAAAGATGGGAATTGAGAGAAAGATTACGAATAATATCTGAAAGCCTATCAAAATTTTAAAATGGCTGTAAAATGTGCGATTGTGCATTTACATCAAATATTTGTTAAATCAGAGATTATTGAGGTTGATGGCATAACTCATATTAGATATTCTTGTTCAAGATGTGGGTGGGAAAGGCAACAGGCAGCATAGAGAATATTTAACCATATTGACCGTAGGGGTCATAGAGGGGTTATTTATTTCTATTTCCCGCCGAACTTTAAGACAATTAATGGTGTATAATTAAAAGATGGATAGGGGCTATATTGTCAGAAGAGCATACTAAAAAAAGAAAATTATTAGATGGCTCTGAGGTAAATGATTACGATTATCCCATTGATCTAATTTTGCATACCAAGGCTCCAGGAAAATGGAAAGTGATTGATCTTGAGACAGGTCAGGAATATGTAGGATCTGAAATAACACATGCTACTTTTGGAGAGATTTTACGCACCAAAGTAAGTAATGGTAAAATAGGATCTTGGCATAAGACAAAAAGGAAAGATGGATCTAATGTTGAATAAACCAATAACTTTTCACTGGATGTGGAGAAGGCACTGGCAAATAAACGATAGTACTGAGAATTTAGATCTCAAGGGAATTCTTGGTATGGCAAAAGAACTAGATGATGCAAATGTAAAATCTGTATTGCTTCCTTACGGTCCAGGTGGTATAGATTTTTCTTTAGTTATACAAGAAGCACTACAAAAAACAAATCAACTAATTATGACTATTGCCTTGCCAGCATATGGTGTAAGCCCAGACTACGGCGCTAAAATAGTGGATACCTTAAATCAGTTTGCTCCTGGAAGAATTGGCGTAAATCTTGTTGCTGGAAGATGGGGAGACGAAGGCAATGGTCCTAGTGAAAAACTAGTTTTAGATCATTACATGCATGACTCATCACTTATTGATACTCTTGAAAAAAGAGTCGCTATTTCTAAAGTTTGGATGGATAAATTCATGCCATTAATGGAAAGACATAAGTATAAAACACATATGGCTGTTGTTGGATCTTCAGATGCAACAATTGAAATAGCAAACAAGCATACGGAGTATATATATGTAGATGATAATCTTTTAAGAAGACCTGAGCAGTATGCAAAAATAACTAATTCAAAACCAATTCTTATTGTTGACCCCTTAATAATTGAAAAACCAGAAGATGTTCATAATGTTATTTATGATGAAAATGCTCCACCAAGAAAACAATTTCATCATATAACAGGAACATATAATGAAGTTGTTTCTGCAATCAAAAGCATTTCAGAAAAATTTAATATCTATGATTTTATGATACATACAGATCAAAAAGATATTAGTAAATTATTAAAACTAGTAAAGGAGTTTGACAAAGTGCAACCTGACAATAAGAGCGATATGGAACATTTTGATATATCAAATGACGACAGAAGGCCTGAAGGTTCAACAGTTCATCATGAGGTATTTGAAAGAATTGGAATTAAAGAAAACAATTTAAAAGTTTTTAGCAACTTTATACCTCCAGAAGAATGTAAGGCTATTATAGAAAGCATAAGGGGAGTAACTGTGTCATCAGAAAAACCAGTGCAATTTAGTCCAGATGGAGACCCATTAACTTTCCGAAAAGATTGGGACATTAATCCATTTATTGATAAATATAAAAACATTGTTAAAGGTGTTATAGAAGCAGAATATCCAGTTAGGGTATTAAATAGGAGTGCAAAAATTGCAGAATGGACAAAAAATGATGTTTATGATTTGCACATTAATGATTTAGGTATAAATGATTTTAATAATATGTCTGCAACTATTTATTTAAATGATGATTTTGAAGGTGGAGAATATCATTTTCCAGTACAAAATAAAATTTTTAGACCGAAGGCTGGAGATTTAATTATTTTCCCAGGTAACATGCATTATAATCATATTATTAGTAGAGTTACTTCTGGATCAAGATATACTATTCCTTTGTGGTATACTTTCATTTAAAAATAAAATGAGCATAAAAGATAAAATAGATAATATATTGTTCAAAATTGGACAAGAAATAAAGATACATAAAATCAATTCTGATAATACCATTATTGAAATAGATTATGATAAATATTCTGATGAAATATTAAAACTTTTTGAAGAGTATAAAGGTGTATAACTTTACAATTTTACTTATTTAGTGTATACTAAAAGCATGAATGGAAAAGTTGTTATCTGTCCAGTATGCAAAAAAGAAACAGAAGTGCGCTGGGGCATATTTGCTCATGATACACTCAATAGACATATGAAGGAACATAAATGAAAGAATATAAATTTGATGATTTAGATAATGATGGTTATGAAATTATCATTCCTAAAGAGGTAGTAAAAAATATACTCATACATCATTATGCCAAAACATTTTATTGGGCAGTTGGATTATTTTCATTTATAATTGGATTTTTAATAGGAGTAATTGTATGAGCAGACAGCCAGTAGAATTTTTAGAACTAGAGGAGTCAGTTGTTGTTACTCTTAAAACCAAATGTCCAGAAAAATATTTATTGGTAGATAGACAAACTGGAGATGTATTTGTTGCTAAAGAAACTGGAGAATGGGAGTTAGTTCGTGGGGGGCCACATAGACATGTATGATGATGATGCTTTTGAATGGGAAACAGTTAGGATAGATCAATCTCGTCCGCCATTAAGATGGATTGCAAATTTTTTAGGTAATCGTGCATCTGCTGCTATTCTTCGTATATCTTATGCTGAAGAAGAAGGTAAAGAAAATTTTGCATATAAAAGAGATCTATTTATTTGGGATAAATGTTGGCCTATTTATGATAAATATGGAACTATATATAAAATGAAATTTGATGGAGAAGAACTATGATACAAGATTTTATAAATGGACTCGAAGATCCAGACGGTAAGTTAAATGGTTTTGGCATGAAAATGCTAATGACAAACCTAATACTTGATGACTATAAAGAGTGTCCAAATATCATTGAAGTAGATAATAAGATGTTTTGTACTACTTGGTATAGACATGATGATTGTGTAAGAGTAATGAATATTCTATATAAGATTACGAAAGATGATTTATATACCCTGCCAGAAATGAGGCCTGCAGTTAAAGAGGCTTTTGATGAAATGCTTGCTGATCCAGATACCGCAGAAATATTACGAAGACTTGAAGACAACGGTATTTGACAATCCACCCTGCTCTGTTCTATAATTAGTATACAACCTAAACAGAAAGAGTAAAAAATGTCTAAAGATGTTAATATTGAAATTTTAATGCCTGTAGAAAATTTTGTTGTATATAAAAACAAAATTAGAAAAGAAATGTCAGAAACTCCAGCAGAAGATTTGGAAGCATATAAAAAATTTGAATGGGAACGTGCTAAAGCGTGGTGGGGGTTCTCGTGGAACAATATAAAAAATGATAGAATGGATGAAAATTTATTGATCCAGGTCAGAGATCTTCTTGGGTATTCATGGGAAACTTATCCCATTACAAATGAAGAAATATCAATTATTAATAAGAGAGAAAAAGAAAAAAGACTTGCTGAACTTCAGGCTAAAATGGCAGAAAAGCAAGCAAGATGGGATTCATTAACACCTGAAGAACAAAAGTTTGAACTAAGAACTAGGTTTGTTCGTAGATTATTAGGTATGGCAATAGCAACAGTATTAGTTATAGGAGGTTTTTTCTTATGGCAAGATAGTCAGCCACATCCATATCCAAAAGAAGGATGTCCGATAAATCATTTTTGGGACGAAGATAACGGTGTATGTAAAAAATACTATAACTTAGATTAAATAGGTTTAAGGAGCAGTAGCCAAGTTGGTCAAGGCCCCGAACTCATAATTCGGTTATCGTAGGTTCAAGTCCTACCTGCTCTACTTTGCCCTTGTAGCCCAGTGGTAGAGGCACACGAC